CTTCAGTTGCTTATGATTCAACTGGGCCCAACAGCAAACATGCAATAGAACTTACATTAGATTCTGATGCATTCCTTAATCAACCTGCATTTGGTAATATTGCCAGAAGTCAAATTGCTGTTGGTGATTACTTTGTAGTTCGTGATTCTAGAGTTGGTACTGCTGGAACTGGCCCAACATCCATCGATAAAGATGGTAATATTGTTGGTCAAGGAACAACTATGATAGATAATATCTATAAGGTTGAAACAGTAACTAATGTTGATGCAGCAACTGTTAAAGTTGCATGTAATGTACAATCTTATGCATCTGGTATTGTCACTGCAACTACTTATACAGGTGCTTCAAAAGGAGCTGCTCTCGGTTATTATAGTTGGGGTAAATTATCTAATATGAATAGGTCTGCTACTGGGCCTAAAGTGTTTAATATTAATAATTTGAATGGATATATTGGTATAACTACTTCACCAGAAGTAAAACGTATCAATCCATTAGCGGTTACTTATAGTGACTTTGATAAAACTACATAAATAAACAAAAATAGTCTAAAAAAATAAAATGCCTGCGATTATTTCAGATCAATTTAGAATATTAAATGCTGCGAACTTTGTCGCTGGTGTAGCTGACACATCGCAGTATTATTATACATTCATTGGATTCCCAAATTCTACAGACATTGGTGCTGGTTACGGTAAAACTGATTGGAATGAAAATACTCCAGCTCCTATGGATGGATTTAGGGAATATAATGATGTTTGGGATACTATGTTAGGACTTAAGAAATTAAGTAGTGGTGATATACAAAGAATGGTTAAGAAGAATAGTTGGACTGCTGGTACTGTCTATGAAATGTATAAAAATAGTTATACAAGAGTGAATCAGAGTCCTAAAACATCTTCTACTAATTTGTATGATGCTCAGTATTATGTTGTAAATAGTGATCTTAAAGTTTATATTTGTATTAATAATGGCCAAAGTCCTGATAACCCACAAGGTAGACAGTCACTTGACGAACCAGATTTTGTTGATTTAGAACCAAGAGCTGCTGGTACTAGTGGTGATGGTTATATTTGGAAATATCTTTATACAATTAAACCAGCAGAAATAATAAAATTTGATTCTATTGATTTTATGCCTGTTCCTAATGCTTGGGGAACTGGTGAAACTGCAGATGTAAAGAATAATGCAGTAGATGGTAAAATTGAAACTGCAGTTATTGTTAATGCTGGTGATGGTTATCAACCTATAGGTACTACATTTAATAATATTCCAATACTTGGTGATGGAACTGGTGGGAAAGCATCAGTAACAGTTAATTCTCAAGGAAAAGTTTCGGATGTGACTGTTACTAATGGTGGTACTGGTTATACACGAGCACAAATTCAGTTTTATCCAGGAGGGCCTGGTACAGAAATTGGTGGGCCTATTGCTGGATTATCAGCGGTTGGTGTTGCTGGAACATCTGTAGCTGATATTGAAGTTGTAGTTCCACCTCCTGGTGGTCATGGTGCTGATGTTTATAAAGAATTAGGTGCGTATAGAGTTTTAATGTATGCAAGATTTGAAAATGATACGTCCAATCCTGATTTTATAGTTGGTAATGATTTTGCAAGAGTTGGTGTTGTTAAAAATCCAAAGACTTTATCTGGTGGAGATTTAACTAAATCTAGTGCTGTTTCTCTTACTTCACTTAAACTTAAAACTATAAGTGGTGGTAATATTGCAGATACTACATTTACAGTGGATACACCAGTATCACAAACAATTGGTGTTGGATCTACTGCTGTTGGTTATGTTGCGAATTGGGATTCGTCTACAGGTGTTTTAAAAATGTATTCACCTACTGGTATTGGATCTACAACTTATGGTTATAGAATGGTTGATTTTACATCCCAAATTGGGCCTGGAGGAAGTTATACTCTTGCAGGTAATGCATCTGGTAATGCTCTTGGAATAGACACTAGTTTTGGTAGTGCTACTCAAGTTGCAGCTGCAACTACTGTTGGAACTGCTATTGTACAATTAGGCCAAGATTATATTGAAGGTGTTGCCAACCCAGAAGTTAAAAAATATTCTGGTGAGGTATTATACATAGATAACAGGGCTGCAATACAACGTAGTGCTACCCAGAAAGAAGACGTAAAAATCGTATTAGAGTTCTAAGAAAATGCCTCAAGAGACAAACCTGAACGTTTCTCCATATTTTGATGATTTTAATGAAGAAAAGAACTTCAAAAGAGTTCTATTTAAACCTGGTAGCCCTGTTCAGGCAAGAGAATTAACTCAATTACAAACTATTTTACAAAATCAAATTGAACAGTTTGGTCAACACTTCTTTAAAGAAGGTTCGATGGTCATTCCTGGTCAAATTGGTTATGATAATCAATATTATGCGATACAATTAGAAGATACTTTTTTAGGTATTCCATTATCTGAATATCTTGATAAGTTAGTTGGTAAAAAAATAATAGGACAAACATCTGGTGTAGAAGCTAAAGTAGTTAATTTTCTTCTTTCAACTAAATCTGATAAAGGAAAATATACATTGTATATTAAATATACAAAATCTGGTAATGATTTTGTATCTAATGTTTTTAATGATGGGGAAAATTTAGTAGCTACTACTGATATTGAGTATGGACAATCACGTGTTATTGCTAATAACCCATTTGCAACAACTATATCTGTAAATGCATCATCTATTGGGTGTGCAGCATCTATTGAAGAAGGTATATATTTTATTCGTGGATATTTTGTAAAAGTAACCGCACAAACTGTTATTGTTGATCAATACAATACTAAAGCTTTTGGAAGAATTGGTTTATTTTTAGAAGAAAATATAGTATCTGCATTTGAGGATGCATCTTTATTTGATAATGCAGCTGGATTCTCTAACTTTGCAGCTCCTGGTGCTGATAGATTTCAATTAAAACCAACATTAATTAAAAAAGATATTGATGTATTTGATGATGCTAATTTTATTGAATTATTAAGAATTAGAAATGGTAATGTAGAAAAACATGTTAAGAAAACTGATTATAATCTTATACGTGATGAATTTGCTAGAAGAACTTATGATGAAAGTGGTAACTATTATGTGAAACCATTCTCTGTACAGTCAAGAGAATCACTTAATAATAGGGAAGGTAATAATGGCGTCTACTTTGATAATCAGAAAACATCTGAAGGTAATCAACCATCTGAAGATAAGATGATATACCAGGTAGGGCCTGGAAAAGCTTATGTTAGAGGATATGATATAGAGAAACCTGGTAATACTTTTATTGATATAGAAAAACCAAGAACTGTTAGAAAGTTAGAAAATCAAGTATTTTCTTTTGATGGTGTTTCAAAGATAAAGGTTAATCGTGCATGGGGAGCTCCTTATGTTGGTCTTGGTGTAAATCATTATGTTAGATTAAGAAATCGAAGAAGTGGATCAACACAATCTTCTGCAGCTGGTACTGAGATAGGATATGCAAGAGTATATGATTATAAGTTAGAAGCTGCTGGATATACTGGAGATTCTAGTGTATATGAAGTTCTCTTATGGGACATAACGATATTTACATCTCTTACAGTAAATAGTGGTCTTACTGCACCTGGTGGTTCATTAATTGAAGGCCAAAGAAGTGGGGCAAGAGGACATCTTACTACTGCTGCAAGTGGTGCAACTTCTCTTACTTTACAGGATACAAGTGGTACATTCATTGTAGATGAACCTATTAAAGTAAATGGTGTTGTTGATAGTAAAACAATTACTGCAATAACAGAATTTTCAATAGATGATGTTAAATCCATTTTCCAAGATGTTGGAGATAATGAATTTAATGCAGATACTGTTCTTTCAAGAGAAGGAAGTCCAGCTCCTGCAGGAACTGAGTATTCAATTACCACTGGTGGTACTGTTAGTGTTGGTGGTAATAGGTTTAAGAGTGGTGTTAAGATTGATGATATTGTAAAATATCAAAAAGCTGGTGAGTCTGATCCAACATATAACAGAGTTACTGCAGTTGCACCTTCTGGTGCTACTATTACTATTGCAGCGTTGGCTGTAGATGTATCAGGAGTTTGTCAGAAAGAATTACCAAGTGGTTCTACTCTTGTAACTAGTGATTTTAAAATAGTTAGACCAAGATTAATTAATGCACAAAATTCAACTCTTATTTCTGATTTACCAGTTGATTCTATATCTAATGTAGATTTAAGTGGTTCTGAAGTTCAGGTGAGATCACAGGCCACTTTTAATGTTGCTTCTAATAGAGGTACAATTACATTAACTGCTACTGATAGATTTTTTGAAGCATTTGATGAGGAAAGATATAATGTTGCATATAGTGATGGAACTATTCAATCATTAAAAGAGGAAAATCTTCAATTTGCTACTGATAAGAAATCAGTTACATTGGTAGGATTATCAAAAGCTAGTGATACGGGTGCAATATTTACATATACTGTAAAGAAAACTGAATTAACTTCTCAAACTAAAACATTAAAGAGATGTAGTAAGTTAACAATTAGTAAGTCTAGATCAACTGGTTCTGGTGCTTCTGGTTTAGTTGATGGTTTAACATCTAGTAATGTTTATGGTGTTAGAGTTCAAGATGAAGAAATATCTTTAAATGTATGTGATGGTGTACGTGTTCTTGCTGTATTTGAGTCTTCTACTACTGGGGATCCAAATCTTCCTAGATTAAGTCTCATTAATAGATCTACTGATTTAACTAATACAGTTCAAGGTGAATTACTTGTTGGTAGAATTAGTGGTGCAGCTGCAAGAGTAGTGTCTTCTACTACTTCAACTGTAGATATTGTATATACTAATGATATAGAGTTTAATTTAGAAGAAATTATTGATTTTATATCATCTGGTATTACTGGTGAAGTTTCTGTAGTTGATGAAGGTGATAGACTTATAAGTAAGAATTTTAGTTTTGATACTGGACAAAGATCAGAATTTTATGATTATGCAAGAATAATAAGAAAGGATGGTACTCCAGATCCTTCTAAACGAATATCGATTATATTTGATCATTATATTGTGGATGGTAATGCAGGTGATTTTGCAACAGTCAATAGTTATTCTCCAGAGAATTTTATTAGCGACATGACTACCTATAAGGGAATAGTAGTTAGTGATTATGTAGATGCAAGACCTAGAATTGTTGATTATAATACTTCCTCAACAATAACACCATTTGATTATGGCAGTCGTAGTTTTCTTACTGCAAGTCCAAAACCTATTGCAATAGTACGTGATACTGATATAAAATTAACATATTCACATTATCTTTCAAGAGTTGATAAAATTTATTTAAGTAAAGAAGGATTCTTTGAGGTTAAGAAAGGAGCTCCTGCACCTTTTGTTGATGTTGTACCACCAGCAGATCCTCCTGGTACTTTTACTGTGGCTACTATTACAAATAGACCATTTGTTAGAAATGCTAGAACACAATCTCGTGCTATTGTTGCTACACATAAAAGATATACAATGTCTGATATTGGTAGATTGGAAAGAAGATTAAAAAATGTAGAATATTATACTCAATTATCTTTATTAGAAACGGATACTTCTAGTTTGGTTATTGATGATGCAAAAACTGGATTGAATAGATTTAAATCTGGATTCTTTGTAGATAATTTTAGAAGTCATGCAGCACAAGCACTTGGTCATCCTTGTTATAGAGCTGCAAATAATGCAGCTAAGGGTGAATTAAGACCAACTCATTATACTCACGGTCTTGATCTTCTTGTTGGATCTGAACAGGTTATTGGTATAGGAACTACAGCTAATCCTTCTGCAGACTTGACAGAGGTTGCAGATTTACAATCAAATGATCTTAGAAGGACTGGTGATGTTGTAACTTTAAATTATACTGAAACTGAATATATCAAACAAGCATTTGCTACCAGAACAGAAAATGTTAACCCATTTGCAATTATTACTTGGATAGGTAGTGTTGAATTAAATCCAGCTAGTGATGTATGGTTAAACGAAAAAAGACTTGATGCAAATGTTGTTGATGTTGAAGGTGATTATGCAAAAACGATGATACATTTGGAGGTAGATCCAAATACTGGATTGAGTCCTATTGATTGGGGTGCATGGGAAGAGGTTTGGTCTTCTACAGCTGTTAATACTGTACAAACTGGTTCTCATACTTCTACTGAATTTACTGGAACAACACAGATGCATTGGAGTGAGCTCACTGATGGAGCTGATGGTGGAACCCGAAGACATTTTCTTGATACAACAACAGATTCATTTGAAGAAACAACAATTGTTGATACAGGACTGACACGTAGTGGTATTCAATTTAATGTTAATGAAAGAATTGATTCTCAAAGTATGGGTGATAGAGTTGTTAGTTCAGAATCTATTCCTTACATGAGGTCTAGAAATATTGAATTTATTGCTACTAGAATTCAACCAAGAACAAAATTTTATACATTCTTTGATGGTCAAAATCTTGATAAGTATATAACTCCAAAATTGGTTGAAATTGAAATGACTAGTGGGGTTTTCCAAATTGGTGAAACTGTTGATGGTACTGTTGGCGATTCTTTAAGAAATGGATCAGGCCCAAGAATATCATTTAGAACTGCACAACCAAATCACAAATTTGGTTCATATAATAATCCTAGAATAATATATGATGTTAATCCATA